CACTTACGATTTCTTCAACTTTGATCTAGTGAATAAGACTACCTTTCAAATTGAAAAGAAGGGCTATGAAAAGAACTACAGCGAAGACATCTATGAGGCAGATGGTATAATAGTAAAGAATATCAATCCAATCTACTACACGAAAGAGACCCAAAATTGGAGAATCATTTCAGACTATTTGAATGATGAACAAGCGGAATTAATCAGGCAGCTATACTCCTCACCTTTGGTCTATCTTAACATTGTGAATGATAACTACATCACTCCATCTTGGATTCCTGTAAAGCCAAATGCGACTAGCTACGAGGTCAAGAAAACGGCTTCGGATAAGTTATTTAATCTTGAATTGGATTTGGAATTTCAACTTCTAAACACCAGACAGGTAATATGAGCGCAAGGCTATTTGTAGAAGGTATTGAAGCGGATACGCTTGGTGACATTGATGTTGACTTCACCTTTTCGGTGGCGGATGTTACCGATATTGAGAGAAGGAACACTTCATATTCAAAGACTATCACCCTACCAAGCACGGCTAAGAATCAGCAGCTATTTGGGAACATCTTTGATATTTCGGTAAGCAATGACATAGACATCAATTCTGTAAACATTGGGCAGAATTTCAACCCTGCAAAGCAAGCACAGGCGCAGATCTTCCTAGACAATGTCAAGATCTTTGATGGTGTTCTAAGGATGATGAAGATCAACTCCAAAGAAGGGGAGATCATCTATGAGGTGAATGTGTTCGGTAGGCTTCGGGATATCCTTCATGAATTGGGGGACAAGACTTTAGCTGATCTAAACTTTGCCGATTATGACCATACCTACAACCGAACCAATATAGAAGATTCTTGGGATCGTGTTGAGTGGGTAGATGGTGAAGATAACTATGTCTATCCTTTGGTAGATTATGGCTATTCTGTTGACTCAATTAGCTATCCTATTAAGAACTTTAAACCTGCTGTTTTTGTAAGTGAGATCCTCAAGCGAATCTTTGCGGAGGCGAACTTCCAGGTAAATGCCCCCTTCTTCAATAGCTTCTATTTCAGAAAATTGCTTTTGATCACGGCAGAGAAGAACATCACTAGAGAAAGCACTACCCTACTCAATCAAACACCTAACCTATTCCTAGAGGAGGTGACTAGTCCTGCTGACTTTTCGCACCTTCTAGTCTTTACCAATGTGGAGGCTTCAGGTTTTACAATTAGTAACGGGGGGACTCGATTCACTTGGACTAAAATACAGCCTTTGCAGACAGGCTTGAATGTGAATTTGAAGATATCTTTTGAGGCATTGCAAGGATACACAGATAATGTGTGGACTCTATCAGTTCTCAAGAATGGCTCTGAGATCTTCTATGATTCAAGGCTTGTTTCGTTTATTTCTGCAGGGCAGGTATTCAATTGGGATGTCGAGATATCAGGCGGTGTAGATTTAGCTACTAATAACTTCTTTGAGATCAGGCTTACAGGAGAGATAGCAGGATCAGGAACGAACACCCAACTACAGACAGAGGTAGTGATCCAACCTACAGGATCTTTCAAGATCGGGAACACAGTACCTGTGGCGGTAGAAGTAGAGGAAGGGGATACTATGAAGATAGGCTATACCTTACCTAAGTCTTTGAAGCAGCGTGACTTCTTGAAGTCTATCATTTCAATGTACAATCTTTATGTGACCCAAGATAGGCTTCGGACAAATGTCCTTGAGATCGTGCCTTATAATGAGTTCTACCGAACCTTTAAAGATCAGGCGATTGATTGGACTCACAAGCTAGATCAAAGCCAAGAGATTTCAATCACACCTTTATCCGAACTTTCAGCCAAGGAGTACAGATTGACCTTTGATGATGATAGTGACTTTTGGAGTAATTCCTACAAGACAAAATTCAATCAAGCGTACGGGGAAAGTAGAACGATAATAGACAATGATTTCATTCTAGACACAAAGACTGTGAAAGTAGTCTTCAGTCCTCCTGTAATGAGGGAGCAAGTACTAGGGCAAATCATGATCCACCTTTACAAGGTAGAAAACGGGGTGAAAGTGCCTGATAACTTTAAGCCTAGAATAGCATATTGGAAGCCACAGGTAGAATGCCCTACATGGAACATTACCTATGCTTCCGGAAATGTTCCGTACACAAACTATCCCTATGCAGGTCACTTGGATGATCCTATCGTACCTTCTACGGATGTGCTTTTCGCTAACCCTAGAGAGGTCTATTTCTCGATTGGTGTTTATCCAGGTGTGAACCTATATACTGAATACTATCAAGGATTAATCACTTCGATAGGGGACAGAAATAGTAGGCTTTTGGAGGGTTATTTCTACCTAACACCTACTGACATCATGAACCTAGACTTTCGAACTATTGTCAAGGTAGGGGTTCACTACTTCCAACTTGAGAAGGTAGATAAGTACAATCCAATAGCAAACGGATTAAGCTATGTTTCCCTATTTAAGATCCTTAGAAACATCAGCCCAATGGAATACGATTTCATCCTACTAGAAGATGATTCGTATATGTTGCAAGAAAACGGGGTAAGCAAGTTTTATATTTAAGAATTATGGCAGACAAGAGAATAAGTCAATTAGTTGAGAGAATAGACATTGCTAATAATGATGTCCTTCCTATAGTAGCAAGCGGTGCTACCACCACCAATAAGGTAACCATCTCAAGCATTCAAACCTTCATGCAAGGCAACTTGGATCTAGGTGTGACTTCTGTAGGTCTTTCTATGCCTTCGGCTTTTAGCGTAACAAATAGCCCTGTAACAGGAACGGGAAATATCAGCGTAACGGGTGCAGGTACTACAGCCCAATACATTCGTGGTGATGGTAGCCTTGCAGACTTTCCTGCTTCTTCAGGTGGTGGTTCATCTGTTAGCTACTACCTAAATGGATCAGTATCTCAGGGTACTATCGGAGGTGTAGATTATCAAGAATTGAGCAAAGTTCCCATCTTGGGAGCGGGTACAGATTTTACAATCAATGCGAACGGATACATAGCTTCCTTCATTACTGATATTTTTGAGCCTAATTTGCTAGAAATACCAGGAGGGAATTGGAATTTTGAAACCTACTTTCAGGCATCTTCAGGAGGTGGAAGCCCTACCTTCTATGTAGAACTTTACAAGGTAAGTTACCCAACAGGAACGGCTACTTTGATAGCATCTAATTCGGGAACTCCTGAACTGATTGCCTTCGGTACTACAATTCACCCTTACTTCTCTACGCTTGCAGTACCTACTACTACCCTAGCCTTGACTGATAGGCTTGCCCTTCGTTACTATGTAACGCACTCAGGTAGGACTATCACAATGCACACAGAGAACAATACTCTTTGCCAAATCATAACCACATTCAGTACAGGCTTAACGGCTTTGAATGGTTTGACAGCACAGGTGCAGAACTTTGCAACGGGTACAAATGGAACGGATTTCAATATTGAAAGTGCAAGTACTACCCATGTATTCAATCTACCTACGGCAAGCGGAACGAATAGAGGTGCTTTGTCTTCTACCGATTGGACAACTTTCAACGGCAAGGTAGGAGGCACAGGAGCAAGCGGTCAAGTAGCCTTTTGGAATGGCACTAGTTCTCAGACTGGTAATAATAACCTATTTTGGGATAACACTAATGGTAGATTAGGGGTTGGAACGAATGCACCCGCTTTTAATCTACAAGTAAATGGTAGTTTAAGAAACATTAATGCATCAAATGCTGTTGCAGCTTCTTTTGGTGGGGGAACTTCTACTCCATCTGTAGTTGGTATTGGAACTATTAATTCAGGTGCTTTGCCATTTATACAAGGATACAATAATGCAATAAGTGGTACAGCTTCTTTATCTATAAATCCAAGTGGAGGCAATGTTTTAATAGGAACAGCAACCGACGCAGGCTTCCGCTTGGATGTCAACGGCTCAACTCGTTTCAACGGCTTATCAACCATTCAAGGGACTACTGCTTCCGACTCAGGTCAGCTAGGTGCTGAACTGCTAACAACAGGAACAGGCGATGCATCTTGGACAGGTACTAGCTTTGCGACAGGATACACCCATGTGGCAGGGTCTACTACTACGTTGACAAGCACGCTTGCAGGGGTTGCAAATACCTTCTACCAAATTACCTACACAGTTTCAGGAAGAACGGCAGGCTCATTTACAATTGGATTTGGAGGGGTTACATCAGGAAGCATAGCTTCGACAGGGGCAATAGGCCCACAAGCTACAACTACAGGAACGCTTGTAATAAGCCCTACAACTGATTTTAATGGAACAATTGTTTTATCAATTAGAACTATTTCTGCATCTAGCGCATCAGTAACATTTAACTCAAGTGCAGCGACTTCTACAAATACTATTAGAATTAGTAGTCTTGATAGTAACACTTTTGTTGGATTAAATACAGGTCAAAGAAATACTACTGGTGTTGCTAATACATTTATTGGAAGTGCAGCAGGTCAAGCAAACACTACAGGAATTGATAACTCTTTCTTTGGTAGAACTTCAGGAATTTCTAACACAACAGGAGCATCTAACTCTTTTTATGGTAGAAGTTCAGGTCAATCTAATATATCTGGAAGTGAAAATTCTTTCTTTGGTAGAAACTCAGGATTATTTAACACAACAGGAGGGTTTAACTCTTTTTTTGGTGCAAGTTCAGGGGCAGCAAATACAACAGGTACAAGCAACTCTTTCTTTGGTACAAGTGCAGGTGCAGCAAATACAACGGCTACAGGGAACTCATTTTTTGGAATAAGCTCAGGGCAAGCAAACACAACTGGAAATAATAACTCATTTTTTGGAAGAGGAGCAGGAGTATCTATTACAGGAAGCACTAACTCTTTCTATGGCCATAATTCAGGGTTTAGTTTGTTGACAGGAGATAACAATACATTAGTTGGAACCGAAGCAGGTAGATATACAGGTAGCGGAACTACTGCAATGACCTCTGTCAACAACTCAATCTACTTAGGTTACCAAACTAGAGGACTTAACGCAACTGGGTCGACAAATGAGGTTGTAATTGGGTACAATGTGGTAGGCTTAGGCTCTAACACTACTGTGCTAGGCAACACATCTACTACTTTCGGTAGATGGTACGGCTCACTATTGCTAGGTACAACTACCAACGCAGCTAGTTCAATCCTTACGATGGAGTCAACTACGCAAGGCTTCCTGCCTCCACGGATGACCACAACGCAGAAGAATGCGATTGCTTCGCCTGCTACTGGACTTGTTGTTTATGATACTACATTAAATAAATTAGCAGTTTACACAGGTGCTGCTTGGGAGACGATTACAAGCGTGTAGAATTATGATTATCTATAAAATAACAAATAAATAAAAATGAAAACAATTGAAGCAGTCTCCATATGGGACAACGGAAAAGTACAAGAGGCTAAAATCTTGAATGCCTATGCAGTCAATGTAACCCTTGGAACAAGTGCAACTTTCTACTACACTTTGCTGACTCAGAACGCTGATCTATCAGCATGTCAACACATAGCACAAGGCAACCTTACAATGACAGGAGAGGCTTATGCTGCTTGGGAAGTAGATAGCTATGCATGGGATTGGGTAGCAGAGCAGCTAAACCTTACCATCACGGGTGACTATGTACCACCTGTAGCGACAGAAGAATCAATTTAAACCAAATATACAAATGAAAATCACACTTAACGAAGACCAAATTAAGATGCTCGAATCATGGGCGCAGGAGTTACCAACCAAGTACGGGATGTCCTTCATCCAATTTCTAGCACAACAAGTGCAGGAGCAGAATCCGAAGGAAGAAGCAGAAGCAGAATAGTAAACATGGGGAATCAAAACGATTCCCCTAACCTTTAAAACACCTACCCAATGGCTGAAGAGAATAAGATCATTTTAGATGCAGATGTCAAACCCTTAAAGAAACAATTAAGGGAAGCGACTCAAGAACTACAAGTTGCACGACAGAGGTACGGGGAGTTCTCTACTGAGGCGGTTAACGCTGCTAAAAAGGTAGCTGTTATTCGTGATGAGATAGAAGCAGCAAATGAGGCAGCAGCACTATTTGATCCAGGTAAAAGGTTTGAAGCACTAACAACGGCAGCAAGTACGGCAGCAGGAGGGATTGCAGCGGTGCAGGGTGCTATGGCTTTGTTCGGTGGGGAATCGGAAGAGGTAGAAAAGGCACTCCTAAAAGTACAGGGAGCATTAGCTTTGTCTCAAGGTTTATCCCAATTGAAGGACATTGGAAAGGTAACAGAACAACTAAAGATCTCATTCAAGGGATTGGGTACATCTGCCAAGTCTGCCACATCTTCTACGGATGGATTGACCAAAAGCACTAAAGGATTCGGCAAGGCAATTATAGCTACCGGTGTAGGTGCTTTAGTAGCTGCGCTTGGTTTGCTAATTGCCAACTTTGATAAGGTCAAGGAAGTGATGATGAAGCTATTCCCTGTCTTTGAGGAATTAGGCAAATTCATTGGTGGCTTGATCACGGGATTCACGGACTTTATTGGATTGACCAATGAGGCGGAAAGAAACCTTGAAGCCCTTGGAAAGTCAAATGAGAAGTTGAATGATGACATCAACAATAAGATCAAGCTACTATCTGCCCAAGGTGGAAAAGAGAAGGAGATCTATGATCTAAGAAGAAAGCAGATTGATAATGAACTAGCCCTAATCCAAGAGACTTCAAAGGTCAAAGGAGAGTTAACGGATGAAGAACAGAAAAGACAGAAGGAACTCCTAACAGAAAACGCTGTAGAGGCAGCAAACTACTACAAGTTTACAGCGGAGCAGGAGAAGGCAGCAGCAGAAAAGAGCAAAGCAGCAGCGGAAAAGGCAAAGGCGGAAGCGGATAAAAGAAGGGCTTTGGAATTGGAAGCGCAAGGCATACTAGAAGATGCAAAGCTAGAAATGCTAGATAAGAGACAGCAGGAAGAAGCAGCGGTAGAAAAGGATTTTGAAGCGAAAAGAAAAAAGCTAAAAGAGGCAGGGATCAAGGATGACGGCAGCCTAGAAATGGCACGGCAGAATAGACTTGCTGAGATTGATAAGCAATACAAAGAAGAGGCGGAATCACAAGAGGCAGACTTTCAGAAAAGGCTCAACGATATCCGGACTGAGATCCGTTTGGCAGGTATCAAGGATGAAAATGAGAAGGCAAGACAGCAGATCCTTTTGGACTTTGAGACAAGAAGACAGGACATCCTAAAAGATGAGAAGCTAACCGGAGAACAAAGGATTGCACTACAGCTAGAACTAGCACAACAGGAGAAGCAGCAACTTGATGCCCTTCAATTGACTATTGATCAGCAGAACGCAGAGAAAGCACTTCTTGAATTGGATATGCAGATGAAGGAGGCGGATGCTAGTTTCCAAATACAGAAGGATTTGATTGACAAAAAAGAAGCCCTATCCCTTGAGCAGTTTCAAAAGCGATTGATCAATGAGCAGCAGTACAATGAAGCATTGAAAGGATATTCAGATGCACGAATCGAGATTGATCGGAAGGAGAATGAAGCTAAGATGCAAAACGCTTCAATGGCAGCAGGTCTCTTGAATACAGTATCTAGCCTAGTAGGAAAGAACACGGCAGCAGGAAAGGCTACGGCTATAGCTGCTACTACTATAGATACCTACCTAGGTGCGCAGAAAGCCTATGTTTCTCAGCTAGTTCCAGGTGATCCATCTTCCCCTATTCGTGCTGCTATTGCTGCTGCTATTGCGGTGGCAGGTGGTATCAAGAATGTTAGAGAGATCGCAAAAACAAAAGTACCAGGAGGTGGTGCTGCATCTGCTCCTTCAATTAATGCTTCTGCTCCTGCTTCGGTTCAGCAAGTTCCTACCATAGGAAACAGCCCTATCACGGCACTTGGTGCAGCAATGACTCCTACCCAACCTTTACGGGCTTATGTGGTCGAGAGCGAAGTGACAGGATCTCAGAAGAGGGTGGCAGATATTGAACGCAGAGCAGGATTCTAATACTTACAATTATGGAAAAGAAACTACCCTTGTATGAAATGATGATCGGTGATACTATCGAAGGCGAAGAAGAAGTTGACTTCATAGCCCTAGTAGAATATCCTGCAATTCAAAAGAACTTCCTAGCATTTTCAGCAGACTTCCAAGAAGATTCATATAATGACTACCCACAGAGTGCAAAGGATAATGCCGAAAGGGGTATCCGTTTGAATGAGGCAGTAGGGAATAGATGCGCTACACAGGTGGGGAAAATTCGTGCAACCCAAATCATTGCAGGCGAAAACCTCTCAAGGGAAACGATAAGGAGGACTTATTCCTACCTCAGTAGAGCAGCCGAATATTACAACCCTGAAGATACAGAAGCCTGTGGTACTATTTCGTATTTGCTATGGGGTGGAGAACCAATGCTTAGATGGGCAGAAAGCAAGATGAATCAAGAAGATTTTCGGGCTGTAGGATTTAACAAATTCAACATTGAAAACCAAGAGCAGAGAATCGTTACGGGTGCTTTGATGATTGCGGATCTACCGATCTACAGAAGGGATGAAGATGAGGAGTACTATGTCTCTTTTTCGGCTGCTGAGATCAAGAAGATAGTTCAGCGATTCTTCAAAAAGGGATATCAAAGCAAGGTAAATGTAGAGCATAGCACTCCGGTAGATGGGGTATTCATGTTTGAATCTTTCATCATTGATCGTGAAAAAGGCATCATGCCTCCTAAAGGTTTTGAAGATGTCTCAAATGGCTCATGGTTCGGTAGCTTTAAAGTAGACAATGACAAGATCTGGAATGAAGTAAAGGCAGGTACTTTCAAAGGCTTTTCCGTGGAGGGTCTTTTCCGATATGAGAAGACAAACAAGGTGATAACCCAAGAGGAACAGATCATGCAGCAGATCTTCAAGATTCTATCCCAAATTGAACACTAAAAACAATTTAATATTTATGTATATGAACGCAAAAGACGCACTAGTAGAAATCAAAAAACTACTTTTCTCAGAAGCAGAAAAGCAGGCTGCCTTCGCATTGGTTGAAGGCAAGCTAGTAGATGGCACTATGGTAGCCTACGATCTTGAGGCAGGAGATATTTTCGTGATCGGTGAAGATGGGGCTCAGATCCCTGCACCTGTTGGAGAGCATCAACTAGAATCAGGTGAAGTAGTGGTAGTCCTAGAAGAGGGTAAAATTGCAGAGGTAAAGCAAGCAGAGGCAAAGGTCGAAATTGAGATCGAGGCTGCTGAAGAAATGCCTGTGGAAGAACCTAAGAAGGATGAAGCAATGGCAAAGGTAGAGCAAGCAATGGGTGACCTTGAAAAAAAGGTAGAAGAATTGACTGCAAAGGTTAAGGCAATGGAAGAGAAAGCGGAAGAAGTTAAGGAAGCGGTAAAAATGTCCGCAGTAGTCCTTGAGTCTTTGGCAAAAGAACCAAGTGATAAAGCAATCACAGCACCTAACCAATTTGCAAAACAATTGAAAGTAGAAAAAGTAGACAGGTATAACAGCCTTCAAAGCGCATTTCAAAAATTAAAACAAAAATAAAATGGCACTAGATTTATCAGGATTAACTAACTATGTGAAGGAGAACGAATTGCAGTTGACATCTGCTGCTATCTTCTCTGCAAAAACTGCCTCTTTGATCGAGGCTCTAGGTAATGTTCAAGTGGGTATCAAATCCGCTGAGACTATCAACATCATGACTACCGATGCTGTATTCCAAGCAGGAGGAACTTGTGGTTTCTCTTCTTCCGGAACTACTACTATCACTCAGCGTACGATCACTGTAGGTAAGATCAAGATTCAGGAAAGCATCTGCCCTAAGGCATTTGAAGCTAAGTACACTCAGAAGGCTTTGAGAGAAGGATCTACCTATGACTACATGGCTTATGCTGCTGAGTATTCTGCACAGAAGGTAGAGCGCATTGGTGCTGCTTTGGAAACTGCTATTTGGCAGGGTGACACAGGAAGCCAAAACGCTCAATTGAACAAGTTCATGGGCTTTGGTACTATCATCAATGCTCTTGGCTTTGGTGGTGCAGGTGATCCTATCAACGGAAATACTGCTCAGGTTACTACCTTGACTTCTTCCAATGTTATCGCTGCTGTAGATGCGGTATTCCTTGCCCTTCCTGCTGCCCTTTTGGACAAGACAGATGTGGTTATCTTCTGCGGTAATGATACCTTCAGAGAGTATGTGATTGCCTTGAGAGAAGGAAACTACTTCCACTACCCTGTAGATGCTGCCAACATGGAATTGATCGTTCCAGGTACAAATGTGAAGTTGATCGGTGTAAACGGATTGAACGGAACTGACTACCTAGTAGGTTTGTCTATGTCTAATATGTACCTAGGTACTGACCTTTTAAATGAGCAGGATCGTTTCGAATTGTTCTACGCAAAAGAGGCAGATGAGATGAGATTCGTAGTAGAATTCAAACTAGGTGTACAACTTGCCTTCCCTGACGAAGTAGTGTTCTGGAAGAAGTATGTTGCACCTTAATTCAAAATAACGGGTAGGGGATTCACCCCTACCCTATTTTACTAATCTTAAAAATAAAAATATATGGCTTGCGCATTAACTCAGAACTATACACTCGATTGCAAGGACTCTATTGGAGGTCTTAAAGAGGTGTATTTCGCAGCCGTAGAAGATATTGCATCTTGGACAGGATCAGCAGGCACTTACACAGGAGTGACTATGGATGCAGGTAAATACTTCTGGAAGTACGAACTAGTTAAAGAAAGTTCAAACTTTGCAGAGGCAGTAAATACCAATGTTCAGAATGGCACAGTTTTCTACGCTCAAACTTTGGAGATCATCCTTAACAAATTGCAAGTAAACACTCGTAACGAGATCCTTTTGCTTGCTAAAAATAGACTTGTTGCCTTGGTAAAAGACAACAACGATAAGATGTGGGCACTTGGTGAGGTGAATGGACTTGACTTGACTGGTGGCGGTTCAGGATCAGGTACTGCATTCGGTGATCGAAATGGCTACACCTTGACCTTTACAGGTAATGAAAAGGAACTTGCTCCACTATTTACAGGATCTGTTCCTTTGGACTAAACATTTGGTTTGTTGTTTAGATGTGAAAGCACCCTCAATTTTGGGGGTGTTTTTTTTGTGTACATGATTCAACTTTTTAATATTTATAGTCATGGTGATAATCGAGCAGGGGGCAAATGTCTTCATATACATAGCCCTATTTGATAAAAGAGAAACAAGCAGCAATGCCTACACCTTTTTATTTCAGCATGAAGTAACAAAGGAAGAGGTGACTTTAAACCTAACGGATGTGAGTGATTTCAAAGATCGGTATTCAGAGTTTGCAATTAGCGAAGCCTCTTTCAGTTCTTCAACTGTTGGATTTTGGCGGTACTATGTAACCCAAACGGGAAGCGGTGCTGACATTATCGCTACCGGTAAGATGGAATTGACTGCACCTAATCTTTCTACTACAGGAGTGGTGAGATATCAAGGCTATAATGGTACTTATAAGACCTATACAACAACAGCATGATAAAATTATTCAAGTTTGATCAAGTGCCTTTGCCCGTTTACAAAGAAGTTAAGGGGAAGGAATATATCTACTACGGGGAGAAGAATGACTACCCAAACTACCTACTTCGGATCTACAATAATAGCGCAAAGAATAACGCTATCATCACGGGTAAGGTAGACTACATCTGTGGCAATGGGTGGACTGTAAAGTCTGAAGATGAGATGCAGAAGGCAAAGGCATTTGGCTTGATTGATCGAATCAACACCAAGCAGGAAAGCCTTAACGAATTGACCAAAAAGCTAGTCACAGATCTTTCCATCTTTGGAGGCTACTACCTACAGGTGATATGGACAAAAGGCACGGGTGAGATCGCTGAACTTTACCATGTAGACTATTATAAGGTAAGAACGAATGCAGACAATAGCGAATTCTATGTCTCTGACAATTGGATCAAAAACGATAATGTCAATCCTAGACCTGATTTCGAAACCTATCCTGCATTCGATCCTAATAACACCACAGGCACACAGATCCTATACTTCAAGGAATACAGAGCAGGAGCAAACACCTATTCCCTTCCAGACTACAGAGGTGCAATATCTTACATTGAACTAGATATCTCTATCGGGGAATACCATTTGAACACCATCAACAACGGGATGTTCTCAAGTAAGCTAATCAACTTGAATGGTGGTAAGGTATCCCAAGAGGAAGAGGATCGTATTGAAAGACAATTCAAGGACAAGTTCTCCGGATCAAAGAATGCAGGAAAATTCATGTTGGCATTTAATGATAGCAAGGAGAATGAACCTTCAATAATTGATCTATCCGGAACAGAACTTGATAAGCACTTTGACCTATTAAATAAGACAGTTCAGCAAGAAATCTTCACAGGTCATAAGGTCACTAGCCCTATGCTTTTTGGTGTTAAGACTGAAGGTCAATTAGGTGGCAGAGCAGAAATGAGAGAGGCTTCTGAGTTATTCCAGAACACCTATGTAAACTCAAAGCAGCAAGCCCTAGAGGAAGTCATTAACTACCTTTTGAAGTTCAATGACATTATCGCTGAACTTGAGATCAAGAAAACAGAGCCTATCTCCTTCCAATTCACAGAGCAGATCATCAGCACTAACATGACTCAGGATGAGATCAGAGAGAAGCTAGGACTTGCACCAATTGAGAAGAAGGAAAGCCAAGGATCACAGGACATCATCAACTCTTTGAACAGCCTTTCTCCATTGATTGCTACCAAGGTAGTAGAGAGCATGGATATAAATGAATTGCGCCAATTGATCGGGCTACCTGTACGGACTGAGATCGTGACTCCTGCCAATATTGGAGAAGCACCTGCTGAAACATTCTCTGATCACCTCCACCTTGAGTGCAGTATCTCAGAATACGATGCAGCCATACTTGAAAAGTTTGAAGGGAAAGGTATAGCAAAGGATAAATTCAAAGTGATTGAAAGCACAAAGATGCACTTCTCTTCAATGGATGACTTTATCAAGCAGGATCTATTTGCTGAGTACCTATTGAATGAAGTACAAAAGAAGATTGTAAATCAGATTCAAAGGAATGAAAACATCACGATCCCACAACTTGCTAAAATAGTAGGGATAGATGAAGCCTCTGTGATCTCAAGAATCAATACTTTGATTGATGACCAGGTACTAGTTGAGAAGATCAGCCGTGAAGGCTTGATCACTAGATCGGTAACTAGAACAGGAGAGGCAGCTATCAAGAGACTTCAGCCTGTTACTTCTTTTAAGGTACTATATAGCTACGAAGAGAGACCTAATGTGCCTGATGCAAAGAGCGGATCTAGACCTTTGTGCGAAAGGCTATACGGCAGCGGTCTATTCTTTACACGGGAAGAGATTCAAAACATATCCAATCAGCTAGGCTATTCGGTATTTCAATTGTGCGGTGGATGGTACACCAATCCAAACACAGGAAGAAGAACTCCTTTCTGTAGACATGAGTGGAAAAGAAATGTAGTAGTAGAAAAAACATCACGATGAGCGCAAATGTATTGATGATATCGGAGCAGTCCTTCAAGGACTTCACAGTAGCTTCCGCAAATATTGACCTGAAGAATGTCACTCAGGTGATCAAGATGACTCAGGATAGGTACATCCATCCTATCTGTGGTACTGCGCTCTATGATAAGATTCTTCAACTCATTGCAGCAGGTACTATAGGTCAAGGAGGGAATGCAGTCTATAAGACATTCCTAGATAGCTACCTTACAGATACCTTATTCAATTATGTGCTTGGTGAATTGCCAATGGCGATGCAGTACAAGTTCGTCAATAAGGGGGTAGTAAAGCGGAAGTCTGAAAACATCACAGAACCTACCTTCGCAGAATTGCAGAGCATCAGCCAATACTACAAGGGATATGCCGAATGGTATGCTGAACGGGCTATCAATTACCTATGCGCTAACTCTGAGCAATATCCGGAGTACTTGAATCCAGGTAGCGATGTCACTACTATCCAACCTGTAAGCAATCAGTACAAGGTAGCTATCAATTTGGGCAGAGGTGACTATGAAGATCACAGACCTTATAGCGAAAGATACCAAGGGAACAGATACAAAAAACCATTCTAAAAATGGCTTATTCCAAGAACGAAAAAAAGCTAAAAGAATTTCTCTCAAAACAAGATGACATTAGTAGACCTAGTCAAAAAGCTAAAAGCAATCCAAGAAGCACACCCAATGCTTCGAACCTTCGGAGAGGGTGACATCTACGATTATGTAGATAATGGCGGAGAGATTCAATATCCTGTACTTTGGACAGTTGTAAGACCATCTGTGTACAGCGGTACTACTATGCGCTATGATCTAGTGCTTCTCTTTGCGGATCTACTAACGGAAGACAAGAGCAATAGACTACAGATCCAAAGTGATCAGATGCTTGTGGCTTTGGATGTTCTAGCAAAACTTAAATTAGACAATGACTACACATTTAATACTGCACCTAATGCGACTCTGGAATTCTTTC